GCGCAAAAGTTTGCTCGTAAAGATGGATTTAAAGTGTATATTACTGGAAACAGCACATCAGCAGTTGGACCATATAAGAAACTTGCTGAAGAGTCTGATCTATATACAGACATCACACATGAAGAGATGAAAGAAGAAACAACTGAAATCACTGTCGACACCTCTGACATTACTCGCCTTGTCGAGTCTGAAGAAGGTTTAACCGAAGAGTTTAAGGAAAAAGCTACTACAATCTTTGAAGCTGCTGTTAAAAGCAAGATCAAAGAAACTGAAGAAACACTTAAAGAAAGCTATGCAGCAGTACTAATCGAAGAAGTAGAAACAATCAAGGAAGAGTTAATTGACAAAATTGACAACTATCTAACCTATGCGGTTGAAAGTTGGGCAGCTGAAAATGCTGTTGCAATTGAGTCTGGCTTACGTACTGAAATTGCTGAAAACTTTATTCAATCGCTTAAGGCTGTATTTGTAGAAAATTATATTGAAGTTCCAGAAGCTAAAAAAGATTTAGTTGCTGAAATGGAAAGCACCATTGCTAAGCTTCAAGAAGAAGCTACAGACACTGTAGAAAATATCTCAATGTTATCCGAGCGCGTTGAAAAACTTACTCGCGAAAAGATTGTTGCTGAAGCCGCTACAGACCTTGCTGATACTCAAGTTGAAAAACTTAAGTCTCTTGTTGAAGATGTAAATTATACTTCAGAGAGTGCATATCGTAAAAAAGTTGAAACCATTAAGGAATTCTACCTTAAAGGAATCTTAGATGAAACCGAAACATTGGTTGAAGAAACAACTGATGAGTCTTCCTATATAACAACCGAAACAATTATAGAAAATGAAACGATTGCAGAAGAAACTGTTTCACCTGCAATGCAAAAATATTTGACCGCATTATCCCGTTTGAACAAGGCAAATGAAGCCACTGTTCCAACACAAGGATAAAGGTTCCAACCCCAAACAACAACAACAACAAAAGAAAAAATACTATTATGTTTAATTCAGAACAACTCGAAAAAAAGTGGGCCCCAATTCTTGAGGCTCAAGACGCCCCTAAGTTCAAAGACAACTATCGTAAGTCAATTACTGCAGTTCTCCTTGAAAACCAAGAAAAAGCGCTTCGTGAAGAAAATTCACAAGCTACTTATCTGTCGGAAGGCAATGGCACCGCAGCTGTACAAAACTGGGATCCAGTTCTTATCAGCCTCGTTCGTCGTGCAATGCCAAACATCGTTGCTTATGACATTGCTGGCGTTCAGCCAATGACCATGCCAACCGGCTTGATCTTTGCAATGAAGAGCACCTATCAAAATGCACTTGGCGCCGGAACAGGTGAAGCTCTCTTCAACGAGCCAGACACAGCATTTGCTGGTCCAGTATCTACTACAGTTGGTGAAGGTCTCACTGGCAGCGGTAATAAGACTGGTCAGACCAGTGGTAGCGGCACAGTTGGTTTCGGCCAAATGGGCTTTACTGTTGACAAGACCACTGTTACTGCTAAGACACGCGCTCTTAAGGCAGAATACTCGATGGAACTCGCTCAAGACCTTAAGGCTGTTCACGGCCTTGATGCAGAAGCAGAACTTGCTAACATCCTCAGCACTGAAATTCTTGCTGAAATCAACCGCGAAGTTATTGACACCGTTAATGCAAAAGCAGTTGTTGGTGGTGTAGCTGGTGATTTTGATCTCGATCAAGACGCTGATGGCCGTTGGGCTGTTGAAAAGTTCAAGTCACTTCTTTTCCAAATCGAAATCGAAGCGAATGAAGTTGCTAAGCAAACTCGCCGTGGTAAAGGAAACTTTGTACTTTGCAGCAGCAATGTTGCAAGTGCTCTCGCTGCAGCTGGTGTGCTTGACTATGCTCCAGCTCTTGCAACGAACCTCAATGTCGATGACACTGGTAACGTATTTGCTGGTGTTATTAATGGCCGCCTCAAGGTGTTCATTGACCCATTTGCACCTAATGACTATGTAACTGTTGGTTATCGCGGTTCAAACGCATACGATGCAGGTCTCTTCTATTGCCCATACGTTCCACTCACAATGGTTCGTGCAGTTGATGCAAATACCTTCCAACCAAAGATTGGCTTCAAGACCCGTTATGGTCTCGTTGCTAACCCATTTGCTGGTGGTGCAGGCACAGACAATGGTGGTGGAGTTGGTACCGACGGTCAAAACCCATACTTCCGTACGTTTACCGTAACTGGTATTGGTGGTACTTCGTACGACAACTTAGCATAAGCTATTATATTAGGTTAAACCCTTAAAACTAGAGGCTACCCTTTCGGGTAGCCTCTTTTTTGCATAAATAATAGTATGATAGATTCAAATTTATTAGCATTGACTGGGTTTAAACTATTCATAAACTCAGAGGACTTTAAACACACTCAATATTTTGCGGTAAGTGCAAGTTTTCCTAGTGTATCGTTGGCAGAAGTAACTACTGGGTATAAAAATAATCAAGGATTTGTACCTGGAGATAAATTAGCATATGATCCTTTAACTATGCGAATTGCAATAGATGAAAAATTAGAGTCATATCGAGAAATTTTCAATTGGATGCATTCAAACACTAAAAATAGAGAATTAATAGTCCATGATATTACTTTGCATTTTCTAACAAATCATAATAATATATCTCGCAGTGTACGTTTTGCAAATGCCTTTCCTACAGCTATAGGAGGATTAGAATTTAACGTTCAACAAACCGAATCCGAGTATGCCTTTTTAGACGCTACTTTCAGATATGACTATTTTGAATTTATAGAATGATATATAATATATGATGCAACTTGAAGATATACTTAAATTATGGGAAACTGATAGTGTTATTGATGACGTTAATCTAGACGAAACTAGCGTAAAGAGTGCTAGACTGCATTCTAAATATTTAGAACTCTATAGTATCGCAAAATTACACCTTAAGAAAAAAGAATTAAATATGGCTCACTTACGTAAAGATAAGTGGTTGTATTATAATGGTAAGATGTCAAAGGAAGAAATGGATGCTAAAGGTTGGCCGTATGATCCCTTCTCTGGAATGGCAAAGCCACTTAAGAGTGATATGGAATTATTCTATAGTACCGACACTGATACTATGAAGTTACAGGGGCAAATCGAATATCAGTGTACAATTGTAGAGGCTCTTAAAGATATTATGGATAATATTAAATGGCGTCACTCTACAATTAAAAATATTATAACGTGGAAACAGTTTGTATCTGGATCTTAATGAAAAATATAGGAATAAGCAAGATTGATGAGACGTCAGTAAGAATAGTCTCAAATGACTCTGGTATTCTCTGTGAGCTATCAGAGCATTTTACATTTTTTGCCGAGGGTTATAAATTTATGCCTGCATTTCGGAATAAAATGTGGGACGGAAAAGTACGTCTTTATGATTCTCGTACAGGACGACTGCCATATGGATTGTTGTTTGAGGTATTAAAATTTGCTGAGTCACACAACTATAGTTATGAATTGCATCCCAACATAACAGAGCGTGATGTGCCATATGCTGAGGCCTTGCTAGAGTATGCAAATAGTTTACATATAACAAGCGGTGGCACACAAATAACTCCACGAGACTATCAATATAGTGCATACACACACGCTTGCGCTGAAGGACGTGGGCTAATTATATCTCCTACTGGGTCTGGAAAAAGTTTAATTATTTACCTGTGTGTTCGTTGGTTTTTAGAACACCATGACCAAAAAATACTAATTATAGTTCCTACCACGTCGCTGGTTGAACAAATGACAAAAGACTTTGCTGACTATTCTGAAAAAGACCCTTCATTTGATGTCGAGTCTGAAGTGCATAAGATTTATTCAGGCAAAGAAAAACATAGTATAGATTCAAGAGTAATTGTTACTACATGGCAAAGTGCAATTACACTTCAAAAATCTTGGTTCCAAAGCTATGGTATGGTGATTGGCGACGAAGCGCATCTCTTTAAGGCAAAAAGTTTAAATACAATTATGTCTGCGTGCGTTAATGCAGCCTATCGAATTGGCACCACTGGCACACTTGATGGCAGTCTCTGTAATGAGCGTGTGCTAGTTGGTAACTTTGGGCCAACACATCGAGTAATTACTACAAAGGAACTTATTGATAATGACACCCTAGCTGCCTTAAAAATTAAGTGTATTGTATGCAACCACAATGATGAACTTAAGAAAGTTGTTTCTAAAGTCGATTACCAAACTGAGATTGATGCAATCGTAACTCATGACGGACGTAACAACTTTATAGCAAACCTCGCGCTTGATCAAAAGGGCAACACACTTGTTCTTTTTAATCTTGTTCAGAAGCATGGCAAGCCATTATTTGAACTTATAAGTAACATTAATAAAGACTCTGACCGACATATATTCTATGTGTCTGGTGAGGTAAATGCAACAAACCGAGAACACATACGAGAATTAACCGAAACACAGAACAATGCAATTATTGTGGCGAGTATGGGAACGTTCAGCGTGGGAATTAATATTAAAAATTTACATCAAATTATTTTCGCTGCGCCAACGAAGAGTCAAATACGCGTATTACAAAGCATTGGTCGAGGACTACGAAAGTCTGATGACGGTCGAACAACAACAGTCTATGACATATCAGACAACTTTAGCTGGAAAAAGAAAAAGAATTACACGTTGCAACACGCGATAGAACGTACTAAAATATATGCCCGCGAAGGTTTTAACTATAAACTATACGAAATACAGTTACCATGATTGATGGTTTGTATTTAAAGTTAAAGGACTTGGACATAAGAGTCTTTACGCTGTCGAGTGGCAAAGCACTTATAGGAGAGGTTGTACATGAGTATGAAGAAGGCATACAGTTAAATTGTCCATTAGAGATTAGAAAGGTAATATTGCAGTCTGGAGAGTATAGTGAAATAATGTTACCAATGTTGGCAGGCAACACCACTGAGAATTGTATCGTCTATGATCGTAGCATTGAAACAGAATCAGACACATCTGATGTTATTAAGAGGAAATATGCAGAGGCTCTAGTATATCAAAGACTAATGCAGCTAATGTCAGAATCATCAGAAGAATCAGAAGAC